GATACTATGAAGTAAAGAACTGGGAAGATTATAATATTGATTATCAGTATTATATAAATAAGGCAAATGAAATAGTTGATAAAGTTGACCCTGTTTTTAAGAGAGATAGAAAACTTAGAGAAAGTGGAGCGATATTATTATTCTAAAAAATTAAGTTATGTCAAGAACAATAGAATCAATTAAAGAGAATGAGGTGGTTTGGTGCAAATCCCCCGAAGAGGCGAAAGAGTTTTGTAAGTTACTTGCTATTGCAGGGAAAAGAACGAGAAATGGCGATAGTTATGCCATAGTTGTAAATAATCATATCGGTGAATTATGTTACAATATTAGTCGGGGCGCATGTGGAGATAGACCGTTTTATGAACAGGAATTAAAAATTATTACCCCCGCTACAGAGTTTATAGAAGATCAGCAAAGTGATCCTATATTAACACCCGATCATCTAGGAATTTACAAACAGGGTCAGGAAGCAAAAAAAGAAGGAATACCTAAAAGCGATAACCCTTATATAGGAGTTGTTGGTAATGCTGAGAAAATATGGTCGGATGGATATGAAAGTGTAAATAACTTAGTAAAAATATCCTATGTACAAGTGAAAAGTGTTCCTTATCAACTATGTCCAATGTGTCATGGAGAAAAACAAATAGTTAGTAGTTTAAGAAGGTCGCAAGATGGACAAGTACAATCATCAATAACGATAAAGTGTCACATCTGTAAAGGGGAAGGTATTATCCCTCAATTTGTAATAGAGTAACTAAAAACAAAAACTCATGAAATATTTAAAAATTACTAATAAAGGAGAAATTGATTGGCGGTTAATCTCCTTGTTAGGGGGAACTACAAAAAGAGAAAATAGTGCAGCTATTGGTAGATATGGATCAGGTCTGAAGTATGTATTGGCATTTCTTTTACGGGAAAACCTTGCGTTCAAAATATTCTCCGGAATAAAAGAAGTAGTAGTATCAGTAGATACAGAGAGTATACGAGGTGAAGAGTTTGATATCATCTGTATAGATGGGCATAGAACCTCAATAACAACTAAAATGGGGCCTGATTTTCAGACATGGCATTGTGTAAGGGAATTGTGGAGTAATGCCATAGATGAAGGAGAGAATAGCTGGAGCATAGGATCAGAAGTTTCCCCGGTAGCAGGTATGACACACTGGTATATCCAGTTAGATAAACAGATACAAGAAGTTATTAAAGATTGGGATAAGTACTTCATTCATCATCAAAAACCCTTGTGGGGAAATGAGTACTACAAAATTTATCCTGGTGGGCAGTCTCTAAGAATATACAAAAGTGGTGTTCTTGTACATGAAGATACCAGTAAACCAGCACTGTTCGCATATGATTCTATGTTAGCAGAGATAAACGAGTTACGTGAGTTCAAGGGTTCTCAAAGTTGTGCAGTAGTACATGCTTTATCAGAAAGTAATGAGGATGTTGCTAAGTACTTTTTCGAGAATATCAAAGAAAATATGTACGAGGGCGATATGGACTGGAATTGGTTTGTGGGTTCCTGGTCAGAGGACTGGAAAAATGTGTTGGGAGATGCTAAGTTGATATACCCGAAAGCAATGGATGATATAAAGAGCAAGGGGATAACTCTGGACGAAGTAAAATTGATAGTAGTACCACAATGCGTATATAAAGAACTAACTAAGTTCTTTCCTGGTATAGGGGCACTAAAAGCAGCAGATAAAAGTAGTCAGTTTTATGAAAATTATGATGAGAAGTTAGAGTTCCGGGTAAAACAGTGTTTGGCTATTCTGGAAACTTGTGAATATGTAATGCATCCAGAGTTAGAGTTTCGTTATGGGTTCTTTGAAGATAAAGGAACTATGGCAAGAGTTAACCTGGATGAAAAGATAGTATACATAAGCCAAACCATGCTCAATAAATCACTCTTTGACATAACAGCAATGTTAATAGAAGAGAATGAGCATTTTAACACAGGATTGACAGATGAAAGTCGTGCGTTTCAACAGCACTGGATAAATCTCTACACAAAAGAGTTACTTACCCGGCATGAGGTAGAAGTTTAAAAATAAAGTCAGAGAAAAGTTTGCATAATTAAAAACAATGTGTAATTTTGTGTTGTCAAGTGGACCCTTGGAAAGCACTCTTGACAGAAACTTACTGAATTAATTCCCCTAGACAGGAGAATGCAGATAAAGAATAACCTCAATCAGAACCTTCCAAGGGTCCATACGATTGGGGTTTTCTTGTTCTGTTACTAATCCTCATGATACCTGTAAACGAGTATAACCAGGTAAATTAATAACACAGTAAAACCAGAAAGTCTATAGGCTGCAGTAGATCCTGTAAGATTTAGCTAACTATAGAAATAAGAATGGATGTTGTGAAATTTCCTGCTCTGTGTGTAACTTCACAACAGGACCTCGTGAGAACTGTAAATGCAGCATCCCCCCGAAGTCGAGGGAACATAGATTAAGAAGCTATGAGGTTGAGGTTGGTACTGAATTGAAAAGAAGATACTCAGATAACTCTTCTTGAACCTACTGAGAGTACCTCAAACCCCTTCGGGGTAAAAGGGGAAGGTCTCACGAGGGAAAAAGTTCTTATCAAAATAAGTGTAAGTGTAAAACGTATGGAAAACGAACTAATAGAAGTAGAAATAACTGTCAGTAAGAAAAACAAATTCAAGTTACTGGTAGATGAGTATACAGCAAGTAATTTACAGGCATGTATAGATAACTGGAGTATGAGAACAAATAAGTATACACAGCAGTCATTAGCAGACTATATAAATAGTAAGGATTATGCAGGATGTAAAGCAAAAATAATAAAATCGTAAGTTATGATAATAACAGATGAAATAATTACAAAAGCAGGAGAGTTAGAAGAAACTTTTCACGCACAAATAAATCAGATAATAGAGAAAGGAAGTAGTACTGTTAGTTATGAAAGTATGAGATCAGCAGTAGTTAATCTCAAATTAGCTGAACTGGAGTTACGTATAGAGAAACTGGAAAATGGTAAAGTAGATAAACTTTCCCCCTCAGAAGCAAGTGAACTTTTAAAAGATATTAAATAACAATCAAAAAATCAAAAACAATGTTAAAAACACCAAGTACACAGCAATTAGTAGAAGTAGCTAATGAAGGACTCGTAGCACTTTTAGACCAAAATGTATTAATCTTTTGTTTTAACTATTTCTATTATGGTAAATTAGTAGGAGTAAATGATAGTTGTATAAAACTGCAAAATGTATATCAGGTATTTGAAACTGGTGCGTTTAGTGATAGTAAGTACAAAGATGCTCAAAAGTTAGCAGAAGAATGGTATATACAGATATCAGCAATTGAAAGTTTTGGTAAATCGTTTAAGGTTACTTCTCTTTAAAACTAATTTTATGCAAATAGCAAGTAGGCCACATGCAAATAGATATAGGTCAAGGTCATGGTCAGGGTCAGGGTCAAGGTCAAGGTCATGGTCATGGTCAAGGTCAGGGTCATGGTCATGGTCATGGTCAAGGTCAGGGTCATGGTCATGGTCAGGGTCAGGGTCAGGGTCAAGGTCATGGTCATGGTCAGGGTCAGGGTCAAGGTCAGGGTCAAGGTCAGTATAAAAAATTTCTATAAACCCTATCACTTATTGATTAAATCGTACACAAAATGAACTTAATAGATATAAACGAATCGCAAATTAAAGCTTTAAGTAAAGTTTCTCTTAACCTCACACACTTTTGGTTACTACACCTACTCTCGGGGGTAGATACAGTAGTATATATCCCCCAGATAAGAGAAAGAAAGTTATTAGAAGATAGAGGGTTAATTAGTAAGAAAGGTATCCTACCAGCAGGGGAAGCGTTTTATAAACAGATATGTGATACTAAGTTAGAAACCCCCGTGAGTAAGAAAGTGAAGGAAGAGGCAATAGATAATGGTTTTAGTGAGTTCTGGAATAGTTATCCAGCAAGTGCTAACTTCTCATATCGGGGAATGACATTCAAGTCAGAGAGAGCCTTAAGAAGCAATAAGCAAGTATGTGAGATGCTATACAACGCAGCTATCTCTAAAGGGGAAGTAACCAAAGAACAGATACTGGCAGCACTTAAATACCAGGTACGGGAAGCAAAAGAAGCAAGTTTTAAAACAGGTACAAATAAGCTACAGTTCTTCCCTGGGGTAGAACCCTATTTGAGACAAGAAAAGTATATGGCTTTCATAGAAGTAGCTACAGAACATTCAGATGAACAACCAAGTGATTCTTGTTGGGCATAGTTAAACCAAAAAAATAACAAAATGGATATAGCAATAATAGCACAGGAGAAAATAAATAAACTTGTGTCAGATGGTTCAATAGACACCATGATAGAAACACAGATAAAGAAAACACTGGAATCAACAATAAGTGATGTATTCAGGGAATATAGTGATTTTGGTAAGGATTTGAAAAAGGTAATCAGCGATAAGTTAAAAGTTAACCTTGAACAAATTGATATTCCCCTATACAGCAATAAAATAATGCAGGTTATAAAAACTACATTGGTGGCAACTGCATTAGAACCATCCATAAAAAGGATACAGGAATCAGTAAATAGTTGTCTTAATCAAATAGAAAAGAAGAACTGGAAATTGTCAGAGATCATACGAAAATATCTAAATGACAATTATGGAAATGAAGATGCTACCTATGAAACAACAGAACCTGAATATAGTAGTTTCTGGGTCAATATAGGGAATAAAAAAGCATCATACAGTTATGGTACTAAAAATGATAAAGATCTACGGTTAATAGTAGACAGCAAGACAAATGTGATCAGGAATGTATGGTATCAAAATAAGCCCCTGAATGGTTTAAAAGTAGATAGGTTATACAATTTTGAAATGTTCCTAATGGGGTTATGGATAAATGAATGTGTACTGGAAATAGATGAAGATGAATCCGATGAAGCCTGTATAAGAGAAAATGAATGTCACTGTTAAAAATCAAAAATTATGTACATAGTAATAGAATGTTGGCCTGATGCAGAACATGCAGAAATAGTAAGTGTACCAGAAACAGGTTGGAACAAAACATTTGATACAAGAGAGGAAGCACAAGAAGAAGTTGATGATTGTCAAAATGGAATAATAATAGAGATATGAGTTTAAGCTCCGAGTTAGATCATCAAATACAAGTAGCAAGGAAAGGTAAATCAGGAGTAATCCCTGTAGCATACAATCGTGTAAAAGATTATATAGACATTGCTAAAAACACACTCTATAGTATAGCTGGAGAAACAGGTGTAGGTAAAAGCACCCTTGCTGTTGATATGTTCCTAGTAAATCCGATTATGTGGTATCTGGCTAATAAAAACGACAATATCAAACTATCGGTTATCTATCTGTCAATGGAGCGAAAGTTGTATATGATGACCAGCCGAATTATCAGCAGATTGATCTATGAGGAACAAGGTATAGAAATTCCCCCGAAGAAGATATTGGGCCGTAATGGGGGGTATCAATTAACAGATAGTGAATATGCCTTAGTACAAGAGTATTACAAACGAATAGATGAATGGGAAAAGGACGATGTGTTGATATGTCAGGAAGGTTCAAAGAATAGTACCGGGATAAGTATGTTCCTGGAAGAGTTTGCTAAGAGAAATGGTAAAATAACACTAAAGGATAAAGAAGATAAGAGTTATGAGAACATCCTGGCAAAACCAAAAACATACGAACCAACTCACCCAAATCATATAGTAATTATCATCACTGATCATATAGGTATCTTAACCCCGGAAGACAAGGGTGCAAAAACAAAGAGTACTATAGATGTATTCAGTAGGGTAATGAGGGAAGCAAGGGATGTATATGGGTTTTCCCCGGTAATAGTGCAACAGATGAATAGAAACCTCTCAGATGTACATAGACATAAAATGGGGGAACTAAAACCTAAGTTGAGCGACATCGCCGATAGTTCAAACACTAGTCATGATTCCGATGTAGTCATTATTCTACATGACCCCTTGAGGCATAATGGGGAAGTTAGAGAAGCAGGTTTTGATGTTAAACGATTTAAGGATAAATTTCACAGGAATTTTTATAGATCATTGCACATAGTTAAGAACAGTTTTGAGGCTTCTGACGTACCTTTCCCAATGGGCTTTCATCCAATTTACGGTATGTTAGCCACACTACCTCGAGGGGATAAAATTACGGAAGATATCTACAGAGAAGTATTATCAGGTCAGTACTTTCTTAGTAATGGGGATAGTCAAGAGAACATCGAAGAACAAGTTAAAAAACCATTTAAGTTTGGACAAAAATAAATAAGTTATGATAGAAAATCCTACAGAAAAACAATTAGAATCAGTACTACAAAAATTAAAAGATGCTGATCCACAATTCGATTTAAACATTGAATTTGGCAGATTGCTGATGATACATATCAATGATTTTACCCCTGAACAAAGGAATAGATATGATGAACTAAAAGTAATTTTAAAACAAAATTATGGAACAACAAAATGATAATGCCCCCGAGACACAGAAAAGTTATGTGCAGGAATTTTTAGAACAAGTTAAAGATACAGATGGTAATTATCAAAAACTGTTTGCAGAAGATTGTATAGAAAGATATATGACAAGTACTGACTTTCAAGGTTTCTGTAAAGAACTGGAAGCACTACAAAATATGAGAGATGCACTAGGTGACTATCTAAAGTATTTAGAAACTAAACATGAACAGTAATGGGATACAGTACACAGTTTAAAGGAGAGTTGCAATTTACAAAAGAATTAAAAGCAACAGAGTTAGCTAAGATAAAAAGTTTCTTAGGAGAAGATTGTAGAGATCATCCTGAATGGGGAAGAACCGATCTTACCTATATCGACCTGGAGTTATTGGATAATTTTTCAGGTCTACAATGGGATGGTGCAGAAAAAACATATGACTTAATAGAAAAAGTAAACCTGATAATACATGAGATGCAAAAAGACTTTCCCGATTTTGGCCTACAGGGAGAATTGTTAGCTCAGGGGGAAAGTATAAATGATAGGTGGATACTAAACATAGAAAATAATGTAGCAGTAGAAAGGAGACTAGCGGTGACTGGTAATAAAGTTACATGCCCTCATTGTGGAAAAGAATTCATCTTAGAAGAAAGTAAAAACAACTAAATAAATTATATGGAACAACAAGAAAAGAAAAAAGATGAGATCGTATTACCAACAGTTTCCCAAAAAGCAAAAACTGTAAATGCTAAAACAATGTGCATATATGGAAAGCCTAAAGTGGGTAAGACTACTGCCTTATCACAGTTAAAGAACTGTTTGATAATTGATACAGAAAAAGGTACTGCATTTATTGATGGTATAATAATGTCCCCTCCAGAAGATGCTGGTCCAGTTACCAGGTTTAATTGGTTAAAGGATGTAGCAAAGAAAATAAAAGAAGCCGGACGACCTTATGATTTTGTAGCAATTGACACATTATCACAATTGGATTCTGATTCAGAATGGGCAGGAACATTTCGGTTCATGAATAGTATAGCAGGAAAAAACTTCAATAGAGATAGTGCTGGGAATAAATTAAAACCGACAGATTCAAGTTATGAAAGTGTACTATCTCTCCCGAATGGTTATGGGTATAGATGGAGTCGCGATGAGATAATGGACCTATATGATGAGCTAAAAGACTTGGGTAAAATCTGTACAATCTTTGTATGTCACGTAGCTGATAAGATGGTAGCCAATAAAGGAAATGAGCAGGTTATGGTAAAGGATTTAGCACTAACGGGGAAAGTGCGTGATCTGATACCAAGGTTGGTAGATGCTATAGGTAATGTATGGAATGAAGATGGTAAGCTAATGATCTCATTTGTTGGAGATAATGAGAAGATTGGAGGCGTTCGTGCTAAACATTTACTAGGGTACAATAAAGAATTAATTTGGGACGAGATTTTTATAAAAGAATAATAAATAGAAACAATTAACTAACAACTAAACAAAAACTAATATGAAACTAGGAGAAAAGAAAGAGTTTGATAGAAAATTATATACAGGATTTGCTCTTGTCGAGGTTGTGGCTATAAATCCCACAAGGGAATCCTTAGCAAAAATTAAGGGCTATGAGATCAAACCCCCGGAAGAAGGTAAGAGTGCCCCTACTGAATTTGTATACGAAGGTATTGCAGATGGTAATGACTTTTTAGATATAGTATTCTATCTAAAGGTACTTAACCATGATGATAAACCAATTATGCCTGTGAGGTTCAGGCTAATAGATAAAGATGTAACATCAGAAAAAGATGAGAATGGTGTAAAGACAATTAAGTACCAATGGGTAAACGCTCAGGGTGGAAGTACGTGGGTAGATGAAGAAAAGAACCTGCTGGAAAAATTTAAAAAAGTACAGGTAAAAGGACAGAACATAGCAGATAGAGTTTATCGTCTTGCTATTCAGGGGGAAGCTAATTTTTATGGGTTCCTTCAGGCATGGTTGGATAAAGGGGTTGCGTTCTTTGGTGAGGCATCTGTAGATACGAATATCTTGATCGATAAGAAAAAAGCCTTGCGTAACATAGACATATACATAAAAAATGAACTTAAACCACTATTGGGGAGTGAACAAGTTGGTAAATTCAACGCATTGGCGATGGTTAATATCTCTGAGAAAGATGGTAAGATAAACCATTTCCAAAATGTCTATAACAACTTCTGGCCTGAATGGAAGTTTAAGTCAATGGTAACATCTGTTAATACAGGAGACTGGAACATCAATGCTGATACTATTAAGAGTTATGAGTATCTTACTAAGGCATTGAAAAAGAGTGCTTACTCTTTAGGGTGGATAAAATTGTTTAACCCTGACGAACATCTTTCTGCAACTAATGAAACATTTAAACCTGCCCCTGGAGAAGAAAAGGAAATTGATGCTGATTACTAACCCGATAGAGTTCACGACTTAAAGAGGGGAGCAGAAATGTTCTCCTCTTAATTTTCTAAAAACTATAAAAACGAGATAAATGAAATTACTATTTAACAAGAACATAGGAGAAGTTTTTTACAAACACCCTGTAACAGATGAAGAGGTGAGTATCTTTCCGACAGAAGATATAAATCATGACGCTATAGAAGAAATGCTTAGTGGTTATAATGCAGAGTATTCTCTTAGCAGGGTAAAGAGTAATATGGAGACAGATACCCGTCTTACAGGGGATGAGATAGACTATATCATAGAACAACTGGAGATGTTTGAAGAGAGTCAGGAAACTGCTGGTAATGAAGCAGAAACAGGTACTCCCTGGACAGATGAAGACGGTGCAACGTTTGTGCAAAAAGCAAATGCCCCTGTAGGTACTGTAATCGAACCGGAAGATAAGATAGATGCACAGATAAAGAAAGGTGAAGAACTGATAGAAGCATTGCCAAAACCAAGGAAAACACGTCAACCAAGAACTACCATATCATCTGTTCCGGGGGCAAGTAAGAGAACCTTAACTCCACAAGAGTATATGCAGAGTTTGCAGGAGAAAATGGACCTTACTAAACTGTTATCAGAAACACATACCCCCGAGATACCAGAAGGGTTAACGAAGGATGGTAGAAAACTGATGGTAGAGTTTGCCAGCGATTATAATAAGTTGATAGTAGAGTACCTAGAAAAAATACAAAATCTGTGAGCTATGGGATATAGATGGAAACCAAATGCAACTCAAAGAAAAGCATTTGCAGAAAAAATGAAAGACCCAGATGAGAAAAAGATTTATGAAGATAGGAAGTGGGTAAAAACTCATTATAGTAATGATCCAAGAAGTTTCAAACATAAGTCATTTATACCGACTCAATTTCAATATGATAATGCTATGAATTTTCTTAGAGAGAAATTACTAACTTCTCAACAAGAAGATGCTTGCAATCAAGTAATATCGGGGTTTATTTGTCAGAATAAAATACACCATGACTATATACACATAGTAAATGAATTAACAAGAAACAACTAACCAAAAACCAAGGGAATGTTAGAAGAGCAAAAGAATGAACCCCGATATCGACTATGTGACATACTTGGTCTTGCATCGTGTTTGGCAGATGAGGACTTTAAAAAAGAACTTGCTAAAGAGAAGATACCAGATATAGATATCTATGAGATAGTGCCAAAGATGGTAGAGGGGGAAGGAGAGGAAGTAATACGATTAGTGAAACAGATAAAACCAAGGTGGGCAACAATTTATTTTAATATACGCGAAGAATATATAAAGCTACTGGAAACGTTTATCAAAAAGGAGTAGTAAATTTACTCTTCACACACAAAAATCTTTCTGTATGGTGCTCGCAGCAAAAAAGGTAGAAATTACCCGGGACTTCGTATTCTCAAAAATTAGCTCAAGTGACATATATAGCAGAGAACTTCCGGGAATACAAATAGGACAGGCAGTATGCTCCCCACTACGAAAAGATAGGTCACCGAGCATGATATTAAAGATCGGACAGGCAGGTGAGATGAGACATAAAGATATGGCCTATCCAGACGATGAACGGTTCAGTGGAGGGGCAGTAGACTTTGTAATGTCCAGGTATGGGTTATCATATGGAAAAGCTCTGGAAAAGATATCACAGGACTTTTGCTTACTAGAAGGGGAGAAGGTGTATAGGGAGATAACAGATAAGTATGTAAAGCCTGTTATGGATATTAAACGTTCATGTTTTATTCAAGTATCAGCGAGGGGTTGGGAAAAACGTGATGTTCAATATTGGGAACAGTTTGGTATTGGTGTAGAACAATTAAATAAAGAAAATGTGTACCCCTTGAAGGAAGCATTTATAAATAGAAAGAATGTATTTTCAGAATCAGAATCTAAAAAAGAAATCGCATACATCTATCGTTACACAAATGGTTTTAAATTGTATTACCCCACTAGAGAAAAATCTGAAAAATGGAAAAATAACATAAAGTCAAATGTTGTCGAAGGATTAGAAAAAGTAAATGGTCAGGAGAAAGTAATTATAACAAAAAGTAAGAAGGATAAAATTGTGCTCAATAACTGTTTAGAGCCATTTCACGTACTTGTCCTGAGTGTCCAAAATGAATGTGCAGCAGGAATAACCCCAGAACTTTTAAATCGGCTAAAGGGGAAGCAAATCTATATAGGATTTGATTGCGATGATCCAGGTCGTAAGGCAAGTTTGAAGATTAATGAAGATCATCCGGAATTTCGACATGTCAATGTACCAACAAGTTTATGGGAAACACAACAGATCAAAGACTGGGCCGATTGGTATAAAGGTTATGGTAAAGAAGTTCTGTTAGATCATTTCAAAACCAAGAAAATTATATGAATATAAATGACGCAGTAGAAATCTCGTCCAGAGGATATAATAATACACTAAATAATGCTCAAATAGTCTTAGTAGATGCTTATATACAATGTGTATTAGAAGAACCAATGTTAGATTATAGAGAAATTATGGAGTTAACAGAATTGTTTGAACAAATACTAAATAAAATATGAGAGAATTATATGGAGATAAAACAATAGAACAATGGGCAGGTCACACCCAAGAAGATGTAGAAGAAACCTATGACTACAGAGCAGGTTTTATAAAAGGTTGGACATCTGCACAAGAGGAAGATTACAAAGAAATAGCAAGAATAACACAACTATTAAAAGAGGAACTTCTAAGTGATAGAGATTGGAGTAAATCACTAAAAGAAGAAACGTGGATAGAGTATTGTCATGCAAATAAAATAAAGATATGAAGACAATTGATGAAGTAATTAAACAACTACACGAAGTAGGAATAGACCAATATGGTTATGAAGTGCTATCTGTGTGGGGGAAAACAATCATTCAGGAATGTGCAGATAATTTTGAGTGTACAACTGAAAGTGTTTATGTACCAGGTGCTGAAAACGAGTTACAAGAACATCCTGTATTAGTTCGTGATAGTATTTTACGTGTTAAAGAAATGATCAAATGATAACAGCAACAGAAGATAACATAGTTAAGATACTGGATATAGGGAAAAATCAGGTAAGTCCGGAACTTAAAAACCTGCTGGAAGGGCATGAAGCCTGGAAAGATACAGATGATGAGTTAAATGAACACATCTACCAGTTTGATGAAACTCTATACACTATACAGTGGGGAGATGAATCGTTTGAAGAAATGAAGGAGATAGCAATTTTGTGTAACAAGTTCGAGTGTAATTATTTTAGATTAATAACAGTATAAGTTATGGAATCAGCTAGACAATTTTTCCTAAAAGAGTATCTGCCAACAACATCAGATACAGATAGAGAGTTATGGTTAAGAAGCAGTGAAAGTGGCCAGAAGTTCCTATAAATTATGAAAAAGTATGCTCAAGAGGTTGTTGATGAGTGCATAGATAGTATTACTTCCTTGGGACGACATAGCTAGTGAAGTAGTAGATATATTACCTGATGACTTTCTCACAGAAATGCCACAATATGCAAAAAGAATAGATGATGCTATAGAAAGCAATATCGAAGAGATAGAAAAGAATATAAGGAACGTGTATTACCAAATTTAAAGTTATGATAGAAACAGAAATAAATACAGGAGTAATAGAAAAATCCCCACTAGAAAAGATCGTAGATACTCTTGAGTACCAGAAAAAGATCAAATCAGATATCGTAGTACCCTCAGGTATGATCAGGTACGATGGTCTATCGGGGTTATTAAATGCCACTAACTACGAGTATGCACTTACTGATCATACTCACTCACAAATAAGCCAAAAGTTAGAAATACCAATAGGGTATTATAAAAGAATGTTATCAGACACACCTGATCTGTTAGCATCTAATATCAATACCTGGTTATCACGTAAAGAAAAGACAAAGTATCTGTTACGGACCTTTAACTATGACATAGAAGGGACAAGTAACCTTTGTAGGGCAATGTTGTCAGATAGGTACAGCATCTTAGATAACTATGATGTACTCATAGCAGCACTGGAAGCTATCAAAAAGACAGGCATTCATGTAGAGATAGTAAAGGCAGAGATAACAGAGAGAAGGATGTATCTACATGTAGTCGCCCCCGAGATACACATAGAGGCTACAGAGTTGTTAGACGGTTATTTAGCCAATACAGGAGAAGCAAGGTTGAATAACGGTATCATCAGTGGTATGGTAATAACCAATAGTGAAATAGGTTTATCAAGGTTTGAAGTTTCGGCAAGAGCACAAGTTCTAAAATGCCGTAACGGAATGCACGATAGAGACGCTGCTTTTCGTAAGACACATCTGGGGGCAAAAATGAATGAGGGATATGTAGAGTGGTCACAGGGGACAAAGAACAAGAACTATGAACTTATCATCAGTCAGGTATCGGATGCGGTAAAGACGTACTTGTCTACAGAGTATTTAGGTAATTTAACCAGCAGGTTGCTGGCACATAAGTATGATAAGATAGAAAACCCTAAAGATGTAATAGAAGTAGTGTCGGCAGAGATAGGTATCCCCGAGATACACCAACAGCAGATACTTAAACACTTTTACCGGGATGGGGATGAGAGTTCTTTTGGTCTGTTAAGTGCATTTACCAGGGAATCACAGAAAGTAAATGCTGATCTGGCATACGAAATGGAAAGTACAGCAATGGAGTTATTACCAAAGTTTCACAGGTTTGATAAACAAGTTACAAGTAAAAACTAAAAACAAATGGGACGTATAAGTCAAGACGCAGCACATAGTGCATCAGTTAAAATAGTTGCCCCTATACAGAAGAAGATAGAAGAGGTTAATAAAGAGATCAAGGAGTTTCTTACAGTAGTTTATCTGGAAACTGTTCCCCCTGAGGTGATGAAGTTATGGAGGAAACATAGTGAGTGGATGTATCACTTATCAACAGTTTATCCGAAAGGTGTAGGTATAGCCAGTAGTGGTTCACAATCTATAGAAAGTTCTCCTAATAATAGTGGAGGTTATTCAAAAGATTTACACTTATCAAAAGAACAAGCCGCTATTTATGTAAAGCTTATAGACAAAAGAGATGAGCTTAAGGAAAAGTATAAAAATACCCAAAAAGAGATAGAAGTAGCTATCCTATCCCTGGGTACTCATAAAAAAGTAGCAGACCAGTTTCCTGAGGTAGCTGGTTTTTTCATAGAGGGAGTTAAGGAAAATACACAACTGATCGTACAACTTGCCCCTGTACGTGAAAAGGTAAAGTGCTTAGTGAGTGAAGATCAGGAAAAGAAGTGCATAGATAAGTTATAAAAAACTAGTTACAGGATAAGACAGAGAGCAGGTAGGGGTCTATCTGTTCTCGTTTTATTCCTCTTGAGCAGCAAAAATAAAAAAGATATGAAAAGTATAAAGAATTGGTTCAGAACCTTAGCGGCGTTATTATTTATAACTCTTGTGGCTGGTCCTGCAATGGTAATCTGGGTAGTTTTAAAAATAATTACTCTTGGAGAAATGAAAATATGGGTATCTCCCACAAGTACAGATAGTTGGTATTATCACACTATAGAAAGAATAGCTGGACCAGATAGTTGGCTTATAAGCTAGCACACTTATCTTGTAGTGGGGGAGTGACAGAAAGTAGTTATTACCTAGTAACATTAACAATTATTAACAAAATAAATAAAATAGTTTGGTTTATACCAAACTTTTCAGTAGTTTTGTGTTATGAGAAATCCATCAATACTGAAAACTCTACAAGGAGTAACTATTAATCCAGAAAGAGATTTAAAAAGGTTCAAGGAAATAAACGGTTCTGATATAAAGTTTATGATAGCAATTTGTACTTTATCAAATGATTCTGGAGTAATGGAATTATCACCAACTTCTCGTCAAAAAATGATGCAAATTTTTGATATAGGTAAAGCTACCCTATCTGGAAAAATGTCAGAGCTTAGAGAAAAGGGTTTGATTAAGATTTATAATCATACAGCAATGGTTAACCCCGATTACATGTACAAAGGTTCACAAAAAGATTATAATGTAAGAAAGAAAATGTTCGAAAAGATTGAACAGGCTTTAAAGATAAAGGGGGAAGTCAAAACTTATATAATGATAGACCTAACAAATGGATATTATAAAATAGGGAAATCAGACAATCCAATAAAGCGTGAAAAAACATTGCAATCTGAAAAGCCAATGATAGAACTATTACATGTTATTGATAAAAATGTAGAAGCAAAATTGCACAAACAATATGCAGGGAAAAGAGTAAGAGGAGAATGGTTTAATTTAGCAACTGACGATATAGAAGAAATTATAAATGGTAACGGTAACAACCAAACTAATGAACAAGAGGAATTTGAAAATGATCAAAAATAAACAATTATGTCTTGGATAATAATAACAATACTATCATTTATAGTTATAGTAGAAAGTATAATAATATGGCTACTGAGTTCTTTTATTGATACCACATTAAGTC